CAGAAGAAGTAGAAGAAATCAAAGAGAGAAAAGTAATATCCCTAGCAGGCGGCGGAATACCAGAATTACTGGAGGGCTAAGATGGCCACAGTAGAAGAAATTAGAAAAGTATTTAGCACTTATTTTACTCCGGACTACACCGGACAACTAGACGAAGATTCAATTCAAAAAATTCTCAATCTTTACGAAAACGAAAAAATAGGATCTAATAGAATTGCTCAAAGATTATTAGATGAAGATAATTTAAATATTAATCAAGGTGTTATTGGTAGGATACTAACTAAAGCTAGAAAAAGTAACATAGTAAAAACTATTCCTAAAAAAGAATTAGCTGCCACACTTGAACAAGTAGTTCAAGGTAAGGATAGAAAAATAAATAATGTTGTAAGAGAAGTAACAACACTTGATAGAAAACAAAATCCAAGCATACCTAAAGATGCAAAATATAAAATTGTATTTGCTACACCTCAAGGAAAAACAACAAAAATACCTGAAGAGTTTAGAGGTGTTAAATATTTCAATACAAAAACACAAGCTGATGCAGCTTTAGATAAAAGATTAAAAGCAGATTTTAAAACACCAGAGGATCCAACCGCTGCAAAATTAAAAAGACAAAGAACAAGAGCTGAAAATATAAAAGCTGTTACGAAAGGTTCAAGTCCAGCAGACAAAGCTGCTGTAAATGTTGTTGAAGACAATATTAAAAAAATAAATAAATATTTTAAAAACGACCCAGATAAAATTAATAATACTGCATTTGGTAGAAATATAAAAAAAATGATGGCTTTGAGATTAGACAAAGAATCAGGAAAGCTAGTGGTTAAACTTCAATCTGATGACTACTATAAAAACAAAGCAGCTCAAGGACAATTGTTTGATTTATTTGATGTTAATCCAGTTGCAGGTAAAAAACGTGGGGGCAGATTTGTAACTAATCTTAATATAAGCCCTAATGTATTTAATAGAGCTTTCATTGGATCACAGCTTACAAACTATTTTAAAAGAGATAAAATTGATCCAAATGTAACCAATGAACTAGATCGTATTTTAAAGTCTCTAAATATAAAAGTTGATTTACCTACGGTTGGTAAAGTTGGTGCCACTGGAGCAGACGTTGCCTTTGATTCAAGAACTGGATCTTTTCCTAGAATTTTGAAAACACTTGAAAACTTAGAAGCACCAGATGAAATAAAAGATTTATTTAAATCTACAAAACTTAAAACTATCAAAGATCTTTCACCTGATTTAAAATTTGCCTCTGAAATAGACAGACCAGAAAAAGCATTGACAATGGAAAGATTTAAAACAGCATTTCAAAATTATGACAACTTAAATCCATTAACTTATCCGTCAAATCCTGAAGTTAGAGCCGACCTTAAAAAAGTTCCACTCAACGCACCTGTAGATCAAGCAATAAAAGATTTTGATATTCCAAAAGGCACAATACTAAAAGGTCTTGCAAAAGGCACACTTAAAGCGGTTGCACCATTCGTCCCATTTGTAGGAGCGTTAGGTGTTGCACTTGGAGTATCCGATGTTGCAAAAGCAAAAGAAGAAGGATTAGAGGGCGAAGAGCTTGGTATTGCATATCTTGTTGGACCAGAGCTAGCTAAAAAATATTCTGATTTTAAAGATAGAAATTTAAATGTGGAAACAGAATCAGATGGAATCATGGGACTTTAATGATTAAAAGATTAACTAGAACGATACCACCACTTAGAGGACCCAACCCACAAGGGTTGAATGTTCCGTATAAACCTACTATAGTGGTTCAGAACTCGGAGAAAATAAATGGCAGAAATAGACAAAGCTCTTCCCAACGTAGAGCAAACAATAAAAACGCCTAGTGAAGAAGAACTTCAGGTAGCGGTAGAACAGAACGTACAAGAACAAGTTGGTCCAGAAGATGTAAAAATCGAGGAGCAAGAGGATGGTTCTGTTGAAATTAATTTTGATCCTGAAGCAATTAATCAGCCCGGTGGCGAAGGCCATTTTGATAATTTAGCAGATCTTCTACCCGATGAAATTTTAGGTAGACTTGGATCTGAGATGTATGAGAATTACGAAAACTATAAAACATCAAGAAGAGAGTGGGAACAGAGTTACACAAAAGGTTTAGATCTTCTTGGTTTTAAATATGAAAATAGAACACAGCCGTTTCAAAACGCAAGTGGTGTAACACATCCAGTTTTAGGAGAAGCTGTTACACAGTTTCAAGCACAAGCTTATAAAGAATTACTCCCAGCAAATGGACCAGTGCACACGCAAACTATGGGTGCACCGAGCAGACAGAAAGAAGATCAATCTGTCAGAGTAAAAAATTTCATGAACTATCAACTCATGAATGTGATGAAAGAGTATGAACCCGAGTTCGATCAGATGCTTTTTTATCTCCCTCTTAGTGGCTCTGCCTTTAAGAAAGTCTATTACGACGAGCTCTTAGGCAGAGCTGTATCTAAGTTTGTACCAGCGGATGATTTAATTGTTCCGTATACAGCCACGTCTATTGAAGACGCTGAAGCTGTTGTTCACAAATTAAAGATGTCAGAAAATGACTTAAGAAAAAAACAAGTGTCAGGTTTTTATAGAGATATAGAATTAACTCCTGGATACAATCAAGAAACAGATGTAGAGAAAAAAGAAAGAGAATTAGAAGGTGTTACAAAAACAAAAGACGATAATATTTTTACAATTTTAGAATTCCACATTGATTTAGATCTAGAAGGATTTGAAGACAAAGACAACGCTGGAGATATGACTGGAATAAAACTTCCATACATCCTTACGTTAGATGCAGGAAGTAGAGAAGTATTATCTATTAGAAGAAACTATCAACCAATGGACCCGTTAAAAAAGAAAATAGAATATTTTGTTCATTTTAAATTTTTACCTGGTCTAGGTTTTTATGGCTTTGGTTTAATTCACATGATCGGTGGTTTATCTAGAACTGCAACCAACGCATTAAGACAATTAATAGATGCAGGTACATTTTCAAATATGCCTGCAGGTTTTAAACAACGAGGTATTCGTGTAAGAGACGAAGCAAATTCTATCCAACCTGGAGAGTTTAGAGATGTAGATGCACCTGGTGGAAACATTAGAGATGCATTTATGCCGTTACCATTTAAAGAACCATCACAGACTTTATTGCAGTTGATGGGAATTGTGGTCCAGGCAGGACAACGATTTGCCGCCATAGCTGACATGCAGGTCGGTGACGGCAACCAACAAGCAGCTGTTGGTACGACTATAGCTCTCTTAGAACGTGGTTCCAGAGTCATGTCAGCCATACATAAAAGAATGTATGTGGCGATGAAACAAGAGTTTGAATTACTAGCAAATGTATTCAAAACTTATTTGCCTGCTGAGTATCCTTACGATGTTGTTGGTGCACAACGAAATATTAAGGTTACAGACTTTGATGACAAGATAGATATTATACCTGTTGCTGATCCAAACATATTTTCACAATCACAAAGAATAAGTTTAGCACAAACAGAATTACAATTAGCAATGTCTAATCCACAAATGCATAATCTGTACGAGGCGTACAGAGATATGTATGAAGCAATCGGT